TCACGCACGCTCCTTCAGCAGATCGACCGGCGTCATACCGAACTTCATCGCGATGTCGTGAAGCTCGACCATCAGGAGAGGGGTCTTGCCGGCGAGACGGCGCGACAGTGTGGATGGCGACACACCTATCTCTTCCGCGAGTGCGGCGGCGGTCACGCCTCGCTCACGCATCTCAGCCTTGATGTTCGTGAGGATCGTCCATATGAGTCTTGATTCGGTAACAGGCACAGCAGGACGCTAAGCCCCCTGAAACGCGCTTGCACCAGAGGCCTCTAGCAGGCCCAGATGAGCCGAAAAGGCTCCCATATGGCCTGTGGAAAGCAGGAATGGGGAAGGCCCAGGTCGACGAGGCTGCCCGCATGGATGATGCCTTCGATGACATCGGTGTACCGAACTGCCCCGCGTGCCTACAGCCGATGAGCCTCAGCGGCTCGGGCCGGAGCCCTCGATGGACTTGCCACGACTGCCGCATCGCTGATTTAGGCGGCGGCGGGGTCGCACGCGCCTGGGGCTGGTGAAAGATACGATGCTCTGACCGAACAATCCGGGGGGAACGTGGCTCAGCGTCGATCACGAACGACCAGCAAGGCCGGCGCTCGGTATGCGTGGGTCGACGCGCAGGACCCGAGTCACGACAACGTGGTTCAGCTCCTCCGATGGATACTTTCGCTCCCCGAGGCGGAACGGCTAGACGTCATTGGGCGCATCACCGCGCTTCGAAATCTGGCCGCAGATGGTCTCATCGACGATGGCGACGACGAGTTGCTTGATGCGATCCGAAGGAATCCCGACGTTTGGGAGCTCCGATGGAACTTCGATGGGGTGCTTGTTCGGCAGTACCACGCCGAACCCGCCGAGGCGCCGTCGGAGCTCATCGACTTGCACGCTCACATCAAGGAAATTTTCCCGAACGACCAGCAGGCCATCGACGATTCGCAAGATGTACAGATTAGCCAGGGTCTCTTTCGGTACAAGATCTATCGCGGCTCTCGTCGTTGGTCTTGACCAGCCGCCACTTCGATATAGACTGCAACCTATGCCCACACTTGCGGAGCTGCTTTCCGCGACCCACGAAACACCCGCCACGAAGCGAGCTGAGGCACTCGCCAAGAATGACTACCTGCTCATTCGCGAGCTGATCCAGGTCCGCCGTGACGCCAAGCTCACGCAGACCGACATAGCTGATCGCCTTGGCGTCACCCAGCCCACCGTCGCCGCTTTTGAGCGGATGGATTCTGATCCAAAGCTTTCCACCATCCGCCGATATGCCCAGGCCGTCGGCGCCCTAGTGGCTCACGTCGTCGAGGCTGACCAAGGTCAGCTTTTCGAGGACCACGGTTTCACGGCAGCGCGAGTGCGCAAGGTTTTCGTTCCCGTGCAGGCCAGCCGCACATTGGATTCCTTCCAGGTTGAGGCCCCTGTCAACGCTCGACGCGTCGATTTTGACAAGGCTGCGTAAGTGCGCGCCGTAGGCGACATCCACGATCTTCTCGAGCTGGTCTCTCTGCGAGAGGTTTCGGTGTACGAGGTTCACGGCGTGGTCACCGGCCCCCCGCCCACTTCCGAATGGGCTCCCGACATTGACCTTGAGTACTCACAGCAACTCCTCCCGAATGAGCTGCACGCGCGGTTCAAGCTGACGTTCAAAGAGCCTGACGCGATGTACGTGGCGGACATGGCGGCCGTGTACAGCTTCGCGGAAGAGTTGGAAATCGCTGAGGAAGTGGTGATCGACTTCGCCGAGCGGGTTGCTTTCATGACGACTTTTCCGTTCCTCCGCGAGAGCGTTGCCACTACGGCAGCCCGCATGCAGCGCAACGTTCCGACATTGGGGATCATGCGGCCTGGAGATTTCAAGATTGGGACGCCTGACAAAGACGCCGCCCAAGAGGCACCGGACGGGGCATCGCAGGACTGATCGAACACATCTTCGATTCCGGGTAGCATCATGACCGCTCGGAAGGGAGACGGTCGTGGTCAACAAACCGTGGCACCCTGCGCAGAACGCGCACCCGGTGGCATGGGCGCTAGCCAACGGACGGCACGCTGACGAGTACGGGCTGATCCTTCGCAAGCGCACCGGCCCGAGCTCATTCGTCTACGAGCTCTATGACGTCGCGGGGAACCTTGTGGCCACCTTCCAGAGCGGCGACGAGGCTGCGGCGGCGGGCTGGGAACGGTACCTCGAGGCCAACGCGGTGAGGCATCATCTGGTCGCTAAACGCGAGGCAGAACACGGTCCGTGGAAGCGGCTGCCGTGACCTCAACCGGGGCTACCCCCCGTGCTGACCGTCACCTACGCTCGTCCCGGCATTAGGGGGAACATGACCGACAACGAGAGCATCACCGAGCCCGGAGCGCAGGATCAAGCGCCAGCGCCCGGTCCAGCGAACGAACCGGCCAAGAAGGCCATCCCTCGACGGGTCAAAATCATCGGCGCTGCAGCAGTCGGAGCACTGATCTTCGGAGGCATCATCACGGCCGTAGTCGTAACCGCCATGCAGCCGTCGAAGCTTGTCGCAGCCGTCGAAGAGTGCGGCGTGGATGACGAGCCTTACGTGTCAGTAGGAGATGACGGCGCAAGCCTATTCATCGACGGAGCGCCTGAAAGCGGCATCGGCGGACTCGACTACGCCGGCACCGCATGTGTCCTACACGTACTCGATGCGCCTGATTCGACGCTCAACCTGATCGGGCAGACCAGGGCGCTCGATGGGCGTCAGATTGACGATTGGGATGACGTGGAGGCAAGTTGGACCTACCACCCTGAGAACGGGTTGGACATTCTTTTCGAACTCAACTAGCGGTGAATGCCGCTACGACGCAAGGGGGCTTTCATGACAGGACTAGAAGAAGCTCGGCGTGCCGCCGAGACGAGCAAGGCAACGTACGCCTCGGCAATCAAGACGCTTGCCGAACAGATAGCTGATGGGATCGATGATGCGCTGAACACGATCGTCAGGGAGGTCGTTCGAACTGAGGCTGACTGGACGAAGCAAATGGACCCGGCAGATATCGCCATCCTCAAAGTCAACCTGGGCAGCGCAATCCAGGCTGTAGAGCAGCGGCTCCGGTCTGACGGGGCCGAGCAGATCAAGAAGGAACTTGATCTGCTCGGCAAGCCCGCGCGTCAGTCAACCGAAGTCATCGGGGCTGCATCGCGTGTCTTAGAGAACCTGACCACGCCCTTCAACGAACTCTTGATCAAAGCGGGTTTCGAAGCATCGGTGGGCAAGGCGCCGTACTCGAACCGGAAGGGCTACGCCCTCGGCGCGCTTGGACTTGAGGACTACCCACTCTTGAACAGCGTCGCGCTCGCCGCACATAGAGCTGCGACGGCCCGCACAAACCTCCTTGACGCAGAGAAGACGGCGAACGCCGACGACGCAATGGGCCACTGGGATAAGTCTTAGGCAGCACGCCTCAAGCGTCTGCGTCGCTGAAACGCGAATAGCGCCCGCCCTGGACTTCGGTCCGGGGCGGGCGCTATTCATGGGCGAAGGCGACGACGAGCGAACGCCACGAAGCCCGCGAGGTGTCGACCGAGCATCGTGACTTCGAAGTCGGTCCCGCGGTCGAGCTCGTAAGCCATCATCAGCGGGAACGCTTCGGTGATGAGATCCCACTTGTACGCAGGGCTTAGGGTCTCGTCGTCGTGCAGCTCCCACAGCTTCCCTCGACGTGTCGAGTTCGGTTGCAGCAGGATCAATCGCAACCTGACCGCCATCGCCTTCACCTGAGCTTCGTGATCAGGCGGAAGGACGACCAGATCACCGTTGGCGCTGTGCCGCACGATCATGTCGTCCACGTCACACCTCCAGTCGGGTCGCGTACTCATCCAGCACGTCACGCTGACCGCGCTGGATAGCGCGGATCACGGCGTTGTCGTCCTTCACGCTGATGCTGCCGATCGTCAGCGACGGAGCCTGACGAGCGTTGGCCGTCGCCTTCTCCGCGTTCACCACTCGGACCTCCATCTGAGGCGGTGCGGGCATGAAGGACGGCCGGTCGTAACGCTCCCGTGACGACTGGATGTTGAGGTCGGTGTAGCGCGGCGCGGAGCCTGAATACAGCGAGTCACGGAACGCGTAGACACCCGAGTGCCCGCCCATCCGTCGCACGTCCTCGGCGTCGAGCATGTGCTCGCCGTTCGACGCCATGATCGGGATGTTGTCCTCACGAGGACCACCACGACCAACGATCGGGCCACCGTCAGCGCGCCCAACCTGCGGCACGCCGTTGATGACCGGGGTGCCGTCGACCCGCAGAGAGATCGTGTTGCCCGTGTACTGAGAGATGAAGCTGTCGATCGCACCACGAGCAGCAGCCGTGTCCGCGATGATCTTGATCTCCTCCTCATCAGGGAGAGCGAACACCTCCTCAGCGAGCGCATGAACCTCGTCGGCGTTGTACCCGGCCTGGGTCGCCGAGTTAGTGAACGCGTCCCGCTGACGGTTCAGCGTCTCGATGTAAGCGCTCGTCGCACCGTCCGCGGACATCGTCTGCTGGTCAGCCGCGAACTGAGCCTCAGCGGCCTCCTGCGCCGCCTGAGCGACCGACGACAGGGATGCAGCGTTGCTCGCACCAGACTGCGTGTTCTGGTCCAGCGAGAGGTTGAACCCTGCGAGGGAACCGTTCGCCGCCTCGTACTCCTCACGCTGCCGCTTGACTTCCTCAGACACCCCAGCAAGCGCCTCCTGGTAGCTGGCATTCGCCGAGATCGCGTCCTGGTTGATGCCGTTGGCCGCGTTGATCTGATCGACCAGACTGCCGAGCTCAGTCGCGAGGTTGGTCACCGTCTCAGCCTCAGCCTTGTAGGCGTCCGCGGCGCTCTCCGCGGGGTCGACCGAAGCCTTCGTGGCCTCGATTTCGAGACGCCGAGCGGCCGTGGCCTTCTCCACAGCCTCCCGCTGCTCGTCTACGGCGATGCGGACGGACTGGATGGTGTCGACGTTGGTGCCGTCGGGCAGGTTGCCGTTGAAGGCGTCGAGCTGAGTGTTGAGCTCTTCGTATGCGGTGCCACCCTCAAGGGCTGCCTGGCGCACGAGCTCGAGACTGATCCCAAGCTTGTCGGCGGCCTCGTAGGCGGAATCGAACTCCATCGCAAAGGCGTCAGGGAAGGGCTCCCAATCGCTCCCGAACTCAGCGAACGGCTGGAAGGCGCTAGCGAGCCCCTTGGCCGAAAGAGCCGCGTCCACCATCGCGCCGGAAGCGTCCGTGAGAGCTCCAGTCTGCTCATTCAGCGTGGAGTTCATCGCATCGACTCGGGCGCGCGCCTCGGCCTGCTCAGCGGCGAACGCTGCGATCGCCCCGACTCCTACGCCGATCGCTAGACCCCACGGTCCAGCGAGCACGCTGCCGGCCTTACTCAGGGCTGTGCCGACCGCCTGAGCCCGCGGACCCATCACCTGCAGAGCCGTATTGAACTCCGCGATCTTGGGCGCCCCGAGGATGAACGCACCCGTAGCGAGACCAGCCGCAGCGGTCACCGCGCCGATCGCCAAGGCCGCGTTCTGCACCGGCTGAGGTGCCTCCCCAAAGACATCGACCAGGAACGTCGCGCCCTGCACGAGCTGGCGAAGGGTCTCGTTCGCAGCCGAACCCGACTGGATCAGAACCGTGTCGAACGCGCCACCGAGCTTCTCGACGTCACCACGAAGGTTATCGAGACGGTCACGCGCGACCTGTGCCGCGTAACCGCTGTCGTCCACTGCCTCGGTCCACTTCGCGACGCCCTCAGCGCCCTGCTGGTACAGGACACGGGCAGCAGTCACGGTCTCGTTGCCGAACAGCATTCCGAGGGACGCATCACGCTGCTCGCCCGTCATCCGCGTATAGGCGCCGGAGAGCTGTCCGGCGGCGTTCTCGAGGCCGAGGAAGTTGCCCTCGGTGTCGTACAGCTGGATGCCCAGCCGCTCGATCTCACCGGCCGCCTGCTTCGACGGGGAAGTCAGCGAGGAGAGCATGCCTCGCAGGGACGTGCCACCCTGCTCGCCAACGATGCCAGCCTGCGCGAACGCGGCCAAGACTCCGGTGGTCTCCTCGAGCGAGACGCCCATACTCTCGGCAACGGGACCTACGAACTTGAGGCCGTTGGCGAGGTCATCGACTGAACCAAGCGCCTTACCCGCACCAGCAGCGAGGACGTCAGCGACGCGGCCGGCCTGATCGCCTTCGAGGTTGAACTGCTGCAAGGTCGTCGCGGAAATCTCCGCAGCACGCGCGATCTCGAGACCGCCCGCCGAGGCGAGGCTCAGAGCACCCGACAGGCCACCATTGAGGATGTCCGTCGTCGTAAGACCGGCCTTGCCGAGCTCCTCGATCGCGTTCGCAGCCTGAGTCGCGGTGAACACCGACGACGCACCGAAGTCGAGGGCCGCCTCACGGAGCAGCGCCATATTCTCGGCGGACTCCTGCGTCGAAGCCTTCACCTCAGAGATCGCCTGATCGAACTCGGCGAACTTCGCGACGGCCAAGCTCACGCTGGCCGCGGCCACGGCACCCATGGCGAAGAAGCCCTGACCGAGGACTTCGAGATCCTTGCCCTTCTGGGCGAGCTTCTCGGCCTCGGAGCCGACTTCGCGCGTGGCCTTCGAGGCCTGCGCCATTCCGTTCAGATAGCCGTTGACCTCTGCGATTAGCGAGACCTTGGTGACCCTGGTTTTGGCCATGACTGGCCCTCCTTCCCGGCAGCGCCGGCAACAAAAAAGCCGCCCCGGACGGGACGGCTAGGCATTCAGTTGGAGCGCCGATAGGTTCAGCGCATGGGGTGGATTAGATGGCTGCTGAATCTCTTCAAGAAGAAGCCAGCAACGGTTGAATGGGCGCAGCAAGGCAGCGTCCACAAGAACGGGGACCGCTTCGTCGGTCGCCCAACGCAGCGCTCTCTCGAACTCTGGAGGCGCGGGACGCCAGCGGCGTCGATCATCGTCAGGTCGACGGTTACGGAAGCGGTTCGAGCCGTTCGGATTGACGACGAACTCGACGTCGCCTTCGACGGCCAGTGGTGGCAGGTCAGTCGCCACGGCGAGGCTGCCGGCAGGCTCTCGTGGCACCCGAACGATGAGCAACGCGACAACTGGATGGACGTCCCGTTGCGCTACCCGCGGGCAGGGAGGCTCGTTGTCGAACGGTTACTGGTCAACCGCGAAGGCGAGACGATCAACGTGAGCGGGTACGTACGACCCAGCTAGGAGTGAAGCGGGCACGACGCGTGGCGGGCCATGATCGACCGCCGCACTTGCCGCTGAACGATCAGCCGGTCGAGCGTTGGCATCTCGGTTGAAGCGAGGCCAGTAGCCCACGACGAGTAACGCTCCCAGACGCAAGCGCCCGGCCAATCCGACTCCACGAAGCCGTCGGCCCAAACGGGCAAGCGCACAGCCGCAGTCCGCCGCCGAACCATTACTGACCACCTCGCAGCCCATAGACACCACGAACCTTGCGCGCTGCCGGCAAGGCATCCTCCTCAAGCGGCGGTATGCCCATCGTGGCGAGCAAACGCGCCAGCGTCAGACGCTGCGCACGCGCCTCGGCCACGCCAGGATGCAACCTCATCCCCTGGGAAGAAGAGATCATCATCCCCTCAAGCTCGACAGCCCGATCGAGCTGAACGATGCGATCACGAGTACGGCAAGCCTCCTCGAGCATCGCCAGCTCGTGCTGCGCCCACTCGAAATCAGCGACAGCGGCATCCCACAGACGGCGCCCCGCAGCATCGAGTTTGCGAGGGGTTTGAGGCGCGCGCTTGGGTACGTCATCCTCGGCCATAACAGGCCTCCTAAAGGGTCAGACGGCCTCAAGGGCCGATCGTTTGGGAACTGGGATCGGGAGAGGCCTCGCCCCGGAGGTCCCGGAGGGCACCCCCCTAGGCCCCGGTGGCAGGGGTGTGGGTGGTCGTCGATACGCTCGCCTCATGTGGCAGACCATCACCGCGATCGGCGTCCCGATCATCACCGCCGTCATCGCTGCGCTTGCGGGCGGTGGCTTCGGGTTGCAGCGTCGGGTGAAGAACCACGCAGAGCTGCTCAAGGTGTTGGAAGGGACTCGAGCAAAGGCGAAGCTTGAGGATCTTCTCGTGGTTGAGATCGAGGCGTTAGTAACTCGTGCGAAGAGTCGCGCGCTGAAGAAGCTGAACGGCGTGAACGTGACCATGGCAGTCCTGATGACTGGCGGCATCAGTCTTGGCTTCTACTGGCTGTTCAACTGGATCGTGGCTTGGAGCGGTCAGCCCTACATGTGGGTTGCGATCGTGATCAGCGCGCTCGCGGGGCTACTCGGTCTGCTGATCATCGGCGCCTCTTGGGGGACCATCTACAACGAGACGGCACCGCCGAAGGTGAAGAAGTCACCACGATCTTGAGGTCTTGAACAGCCCTCGATCGGTGTTGCCACGTCGTGCGTTGCAGCGTTTGCAGCATGCCCGGAAGTTGTTCGGGTTGGTGATTGATCCGCCGAGACTGGTCGGGGTCGCGTGGTCGAGTTCGAACAGCTTCGGGTTGTACCGCTGTGGGTCGAACGTTGACAGATAGTCGATCTCTCCGCGGCAGATCCAGCACGGCTCGTTGCGTGCTGCTGCCTCAGCCTTGAATCTGTCGCGGGCGAGCACGTATGCACCGCCGTAGTTGGTCATCGGCAGTCCTCTCGGTGGGGGTTATCGCGCCAAAAGTTGGCCGCGAATATGTATGTCCCCCCACCGGAGGTGCCGAGCAGGTCCCCTTGGGGTGGTGGGGCCAGGTGGGTCAGCGTGCCGCTGCTTCTGCCGCGGTGTAGCTGTTGGCGGGGTCGTTGAGCTGGTTGTCTCGGTTCCCGTTGCCGGCTGCGTCAGCGAGGGCTCCGCGCTGTGCAGGTGTGGTGTTCAGGAGCTCGCTGGGTTCCATCGAAGCGAAGGCGAACTCGTCTGCGATGGAGCCGCCGAGCTGTTCCTCGTGGGTGAGGTTCCAGAGCTGCTGCAGGTCGCCTTCCGGGGCCGTGTGCTTGCCTTCCCAGGCGTTGATGGCCTGGTCCCAGCCCTGCGCGTAGGAGTGCGACAGGAGCGCTTTGGCGAGGATGGTGTCGCCGATCATGTTCGCCTGGCCCATGGAGGCGATGGCGTCCTTCTCGTCCTTGATGCTGCGTGCTCGGTCGAGTGCGTCGCGGTAGGAGAGGACGTCCTGTGCGGACGCGCCGGCGGGGAGCGCGAAGTACTTCTTCTCGAGGGCCTGCTTGCGCTGGGTGCGGCTGCCCTTGAACTGGTCCTGGAGGCGTGCGAGCTCAGCGGTGTGTGCGCTGTAGTCGCGGGCGATGGCTCGCTGCTTGCCGAGGTTGGAGAGGGAGTTGTCGTTGCGGATGCTGTCGAGCTTGGTCTGCCAACGGGTGCGGAGCTCGTGGGCCTGCTCGATGGGTGTTGCGGGCATGCGTGTGTCCTTTCAGTGGTCGCGGCGTGCGCGGTAAGCGGTGAGGGCTGCGTGATCGATGTGCCATCGGCCGTCCGTTTTGGCAGCGTCGATCTCGCCTTCGCGGATTAGCTGTCGGACCCGGTGTGGGGTGACCTTCAGTAGCGTCGCGATTGCCTCTGGCGTGTAGTGCCGGTCGGCTTGGTTCAAGCCTGTCGTGGCTTCCGTGGGCTGCCGAAGGTCGCTTCCTTCGAGGGAAGCTGCGTAGGCCATGGCCGCGTAGCGGATTGATTCGAGGGTCTTGCGGAGAAGCTGGTCTCCCATTCGTTCGGAGACCCGCAGTTCGGTGAGGCTGGCACGGGTCTCGAGGAGGTAGGCGATCCGAGGAGAGATCAGCACGGCTTCGACGAAGAGCGGGGGGCGCTCGCCCATCAGATGTCCTTCTCGACCGGTGGCTGCGTCGAGATTCGAACGAGGATGGCGTCTCCCCCGGCGCGCAAGAAGACGTCCCAGCCTTCGGTAGCGAGCCAGGCGAGGTCGAGGAGGGCGGACGGGGTGAGGTAGGCCGGGGCTGCTTCGTAGATCTGTCCTGCACCGTCTCGAACGGATGCCGTGGAAGCCCCTCTGGCCCACACGATTCGCTTGCCCGGCTCCAAGCGTCCGAGCGCGACGAGTGTGCTGGCTGGGCCTTCGTGCTGCGGCCATCCGCTTGCTAGCTGCTTCCTCATGCCGCACCGCGCCCGCCGGCTCCGAAGAGGGGAACATCGGGAACAAGAGGAACAGCGGGCGAATGCTGTTCCTCCTGTTCGCTTCGTTCCCCTTGTTCCCCTCCCTCGGGTGTGGAGGTGTACCGCTCGAAGGCATCGGTGAAGTCCGACTCGTAGTACCCCTTCGCCGTGATGGTGCCGAAGCGGATCTTCGTGGGGTGGATGTCGTACTGTCCGAGCATCCGTCCGAGGAACCGCCCGTCGATCGGTTCCCCCTTGATCGATGACCACGGGGCCTCATCGAGATCATGGAGACGCCCCAAGAGCTCGCTGGTAGAGACACGGCCTTCGCCGCGAAGCACCGACTTGATGTCAACAAGCAACCGAATGCCCAGCGTGACGGGGCGCTCCTGAGCTTCGCCGACGAGGTACATCGCGGCTGATCTCGCGCGTTCTGACCATTCCGTACTCGCCTGATCGGCGATAGCGATTAGGGGCTCCCAGATATCGGCGTCCCGGTCCTCAATGCCAGCGGGCAGAACCGGAAAGTTGTTCTCCACCTGGTTGCGGATCGATGATGCCCAGTCGGCCAGCTCGTCTCGGATGACGCTGGACTGGGGCTCGACGATGCGCCGGCGGTAGGGCTCGAGCTTCTCTCCGTGCCTGCGCCGCTTCATCCGGATGGTCACCGATCTGGTGGCGATGGTGTCGGGCAGGTTGCCGAGTCCTGCAAGGGCCACGGGGCAGAAGCTGGGCCACTCTTCGGTGACGATCTCCTTCCCCCGGATGGCTGCCCGGCCGGCGGAAGCACCGCGGCGGTAACCGGAGTTCAGCAGGCCGCGCAGCTCTTCGTTCACGTCGCTCTTCCGGGGCGAGAAGATCGAGTCCACCTCGTCGATGAGCAGGGTCGGCAGCCCGGCCTCGTCACTGATCTTCCTAAAGATGTAGGCGGTAGTCGCGTTGACGGTGAGGACAGGGCGGGGCACCAGGAGCTCGGTGACCTCGAGCACTCGGGACTTGCCGGAGCCGGGTTCGGGGCTGAGGACGGCGAGGCGGGGCGTGTTGTCGAAGGCGTCGGCGATGTGGGTGTGTGCGATCCACAGGACGTGCGCGACGAGGGCTTCTTCGGTCGGGTAGGAGACGTATCGGCGGAGGTGCGCCTCGACTCGGGACAGGGGAACAGGAGGAACAGCGGGAACAGCCATGGGGCCGTCGTCCTTTCTCGGGATCGTCAGCGTGGCGGGCACTCGGAAGAGCGCAGGGGCATCAGCGGAGCCGCCAAGCGTGGGGTTATGCAGACTTCTTGTAGTAAGTACGGGAGGGGCCGGAGGCGTTCTTGTCGAACTCCATCGGAGTAACGGGAGTGACTTTCGAGTAGTCACGACCGGGCAATCGGGAACACATCTCGGAGTAGAGACGGTTCATCGACTCGCGCATCTTCTCTTCGCCGATTTCCTCACCTTCGTATAGGCCGAAGTAGAAGATGTCGAAGAGCGATCGCGGGAGTTGATGAACCCTGACGTCTCCGGTGATCAGCGCGTCAGCGATGCCCTGCAGGTAGGTCTCCGCGTGATCGCTGAACCGGATGCGTTGCGGGAACGACTGAGGGGCCGGCGTTGATGCCGACCCCTCATGGTCCTTATCCGTCGTCACCGTCCGGCCAAGTGCTTGCAGGCCGCTCCACATCGGCGGCTCGCTCGATGAGGCTGACGGCAAGGCGCCGTGCAGCGTCCGGCGCGAGATGGTCTGCGCTGGGGTTGCCCTCGTCGTCGACGACCACGATGACGACGGTGGCCTTGTCGTCGCTCTCGCCGTGGGTCACGTACGAGCTCATGCGGTCACCCGCTCCCGGATGCGACCGAGGTCGGCGAGCGTCCTGAGGTCGGCGGTGCCGGTCAGCCGGTCGAGCTCATCCCTGAGCGATTCCAGCCGTTCTCGCGCTGCGGCGTGAGCCTTGGCCTTCTCGATGAGTGAGATGCAGTCCGGACAGTCGGGGGCGCCGCTGATGTCGGTCCTGCCGCCCCCGCGGCTCGTGGCGACGAACACCCTTCCGCACCATGCCGGGCGTGCAGTGCCTTCGACGACGCCCTCGAGGATGTAGTCGCGACGCATGCTGTGGTTCACCAGGCCGGCCACGGTCACTCCCCCACCGTCTCGACGGCCTCAGCGAGCAGCGCTGCGAACGATCGCAGTTCCGTCGCGGGCAGGTGGATCGAGTCCTCGACGTTCTGGCCCACCGGGACCAGGTGCACGTCGACCGGGAGCGCCTCGACCTTCCCGCTCTGCAGCTCGATGTTCCATTCCGCGGTGAGCTTCACGTAGCCCTGCACGGATTCGAACTCAGCAGACGCGGCGAGCATCACCTCGGCGTCCCACTCCGAGGGCTGGTAGAGCCACGCCTTGGCCGTCCACGCGGGCATGGAGATCGGAGGCAGCGGATGAGCCGGCAGTACCACGTCTTCGAAGTACGCACGCCCGCGGAAGTCATCGTCGAAGTCAAGGGGCTCAGCGTCGTGCTGGTATCGCTTCTGCCAGGCCTCACGGAGGACGGCAATGCGCGGGTCGTCGTACGAGATGGGGAGGATCGACTGCTCGCGGATGTCCCGAAGCTGTTCGATCCATGCGGAGAGCTCGGTGTTGACGGGGGTCTCGGCTACGATGGTGTTCACGATCATCCTTCTTCTTGGTTGAGGTTGGTGTCGTCGCCCCTGGTCGAGTTGCCGCTCGAAACAGGGGCTTTCTTCTTGAGTTCGGCCCGAAGCGCTTTCCTGCTCCGGGTCGGTTCCGTATCGATGAGGGACAACCAAACGGCTGCGATGTGCTCGTCGAGGTGGATGGTGAGGCCGTGAGGCCCTTGCAGGACGTAGTTGCCCGGCAGTGGTACTCCGTGGTGCAGCAGATTCCAGACAGCGGTCTCCCCTGTCGGGTCCGGATAGGGGGTAGATCCCCCGTCGTCACGGAAGGCCCTTCGGGCCGTAGCTGCCGCAGTGATCTGGGCGCTTGTCACTTCGTTCAGCTCGCGGTCTGGAATGCCTCCTCGATGTACCGATTGACATCGGTCTCGCGGAAGTAGATGCGGCCGCCGATCTTGGCGTGCTTCGGGGCCGCACCCGTCTGCATCATCCAACGAAGCGATGCCTCGGTCTTCCGCAGGCGGGAGGCCGCTTCAGTGAACGTCAGCAACGTGATGGTGGTAGCGAGAGTCATGATGTTGTCACTTCCCTTCTGGTCTCGTTTTGTGACCGGTGTTGGTACTGATAGAAACACAACTCCGCCCGTTGGTCAACAACCACTACCAACATTGGTCATGAATGGTTAGCATGGTGGCGTGGACAACAACATGGATGCCCGAATCGGCGCGAACGTTGCGCGCCTCCGGGGCGGCAAGTCACAGCGCGACACAGCCGCCGCGATGCGTGAGCTCGGCTGGAAGTGGTCCCACGTCACGCTTGTGGCGATCGAATCCGGCGAACGCCCGCTACGACTTGCTGAGGCCCGAGATCTCGCGTCGGTGATCGGCACCGACGTCCGCCTTCTTCTTGAGCCAGTCGGGAAGCTGGCCTGGAACGAGGCGTATGTCGACCTCGACCGGTCCAGGAGGCGCATGGTCGATGCCGTAGAGACCTACATTCAGGACCTCGCGGATGCCGCCCTGAAGGTCAGCGAAGTCGATCTGACAGACGAGCAGGAGGAGACGATTCGGTCGATGCTCGCCCGCGGCCCGGTTCAGATCGCGGCGGAGGTGGTCGGGCGAGAAGGCTCTGTGACGATGATGAAGATCCTTGAAGGAGACATCGCTGGGCGCGCACCACTCAGCTCGGCTCAGTTCGCACGCATGCGAGAGCTGCTTCGAGATGCCTTCGCCTCGTGGCATGACGAGGCTGAGTACGCCCTCGACCCGATGGGGCACGTCGATGGCGAGCATTAAGAGGCGCCCTGATGGCAAGTGGCGTGCTCGCTATCGTGATCCGTTGGGCAAGGAGCACGCTAAGCACTTCGATCGCAAAATCGACGGTCAGAATTGGCTGAATGAGCAGACGGCCGCGATGCTTGTCGGCAAGCACGTTGCACCTCGAGCCGGGGTCATCACACTCAGGGCCTACTACGAGAGCTGGGTGACGCAGCAACTCTGGGAGACGAACACGAGGGCCCGCGCCGATCAGCAGATGGCGGTCTGCCCCTTTGCCGACCAGCCGCTAAACAAGCTGACTCTGACGCACTTCCAGTCGTGGGTCAAAGCCATGGATCGCGCTGGGCTTGCGCCGCTCACTATCCACTCGGCCATTCGCAATGTTCGCGTTGTGGTCCGTGCCGCCGTACGCGAAAAGCTGATCGCCTCCGACCCAGCAGACGGAGTGAAACTGCCGCGCCCTCGACGGCGTGACATGTCGATGGCTCTCCCGACGCCCGACATGGTCAGGGCCCTTTACGAGGCCGCTGAGCCCTGGTTCAAGCCGGTAGTCGCGCTGGCGGCATTCGCTGGTCTCAGAGTGGGTGAGGTCAATGGATTGCAGCTCAAGGACATCGATTTCTTGAAGCGCACACTGTACCTGCGACGTCAGGTACAGCGCACTCCGCCTCACCCCGTAGAGGTCAGGGCACCGAAGTACGGGTCCGAACGCGACATCGCTCTCCCGAATGGATTGGTGACCGTGCTCGCACGTCACGTCGAGGGCATCGGAGTCTACGGGGAGGACGGCTGGTTCTTTGGCGGCAAGGACGGTGGGCCTGCGTTCCCGCGCAAGATCGAGTACGGCTGGGACAAGACGCGTCACGCGGCTGGCCTGCCAACTGCTCACATGCATGATCTGCGCCATTTCTACGCGTCAGGACTCATTGCGGCCGGGTGTGACGTAGTGACCGTGCAGCGGGCGCTCGGTCATAGCGCGCCGAGCATCACGCTCGACACGTACTCTCACCTTTGGCCTAACAGCGAGGACCGCACCCGGTCCGCGGCCCAAACGGTTTTCAACGAGGTTCTCGCGGACTCTTCGCGGACTGAGGATCAAGGTGCAGGCTGA